GGACTTTGTATAATCATTTATTGGATATAAGAAAATTTTATACAATAAATGATTATACAAAGTCCGCATTCGTTCTCTAATCGTAGAGGTTTCGGCAAGACCTCCCTACTGACGGGTCCCGACTCATCTAAAAGCAATCTTAACACACAATTTCATGTATACCGCTTAGACTTTGATGAACTCACCAATGGTAATTTGCAATCTAAAGCTAATCTAACCCGTCTACTAGACTCAATTGTAAAGGGCAGAACGGATAATTTTCTTAGTCCCATGACTAATAATATTACACCTTCTGAGATATTATCTGGCTGGGATGATATTTATGAGCAAGGAAAGTCGAAAGTGAATAGTGTACTCGAAAAGATAGAGATGTCAAACCGTTCCAAATACGGGCCGAGGTCTATAGCAAAACCTTGGTCGGAAAGGCGCGAGAAGCTTTATTCATCATTCGGAATTGGTGGTGAATATGAACAAATTTTAGTTCCAAATCTTGGCATACCTGGTAGACTGCGAGCATTATCCATAGAAAATGCGCTGGATTATCTTAAGAATTCTACAAATTCAGGATTACCGTTTATGATGAGGAAGAGTAAGGTGAAGGATCAGGTTATTTCGGAATTTACTAATTTATATGGTAAATACCCAGCTGTGTTATTTACTCGAACACAGGAAGGTGGGAAGACCAGAGATGTTTGGGGATATCCAATTGCTGACACTCTGTTTGAGATGCGTTTCTACAGACCACTACTTTCGCACCAAGTCAAACAACCGTACCGTGCAGCTCTACGTACTCCAAGTGCGCTTGACTTAAGCGTTAATAAATTAATGTCGAATAATAAAGAGCGTGGCCAAATACTAGTTTCGGGTGATGTATCTGGTTATGACGATGATAATAAAAGGTTTTTGCAGAGGAGGTCCTTTACTGGTATACAGAATCTTTTCCAACCGCAGTTTAGAGAAGAGATTGATATCTGTTTTGACAGATTTAACACTATACCCATCGTTACTCCAGATGGAATACTTTCCGGATCCCACGGGATACCTTCTGGTTCTACTTTTACGAATGAAGTAGGCTCGATCTCTCAACTTGCCATTTTCGATTCGTGTAAATGCGTTTCTATGGACGATCTTCAACTGCAAGGTGATGATAGCATTAGTTCTACATCAGATCCTGACGTCGTTTTTGAAGCATTTCGAAATTGTGGCCTTAAAATAAATGAGGATAAATCAGATGTGTCTAGAGATTACTGCACTTACCTTCAATTTCTCTACCATCCTGATTACCGTTTGCCGAACGGAATAATTGGCGGCATATATTCTACTTACAGAGCTTTAAATAGAATAGTACATATGGAATCATTCGACGATATTTCTAAGGAGGATATTTCAGGTGCAGAATATTTTGCTATACGCACCATCTCTATTTTAGAGAATTGTAAACACCATCCCCTTTTCAAGGAACTGGTCAAATATGTTTGGTCCCTTGATAAATATAAACTTAAAACTAGCGACCTGGGCATACGCAAATTCGTTGAGTTAAAACGTATGAAAGAAGGTAAAGACGTTAGGTTTTCTAACTATACTTATGGTGACGATATTGAAGGTATTAAATCTTTCGAAACTTTTAAGATTTTAAAGGAACTTAACGTATAATAGATTCGGTAAACACTTTCG